GCTTGTGTGTACCCACGGTTATATAGATCAGCCAACACCTGAGCCGTGTTCAAATCCTGCTCGGCCGCAAGCTGCGCTTCATATACGCCACGACGTTCGTTGCCAAATGCCCGCGAAGAAGCAAGCTGAGCCTTGGTCGCAGCGTCACGCTCGGCGCGGTTCTGTGCAAGGCGGGCCATCGTAGCGTCAATGACGCTGGTCTGGAACGGCGACATGAAGCCGGAAACATCCTGCTGAAACTGCTGCGGCGTATATCCGGCTGCTCGCTCAGCAACTTGGGTGGCTTGCTGAAGCTGCGGCATCCCGACTTGCTGGGTAGCTGCATTGATTGCCGTCTGGAACGCCTGCTCTTCGGCGGGACGAAAGCCAGCAACGCGTGGCCCCTGATACGCCTGATAGGGCTGCGCCGCTACCTGCTGCGCGAACTGATAGTTGCGCGACAAAATATCCTGAATAAACGGATTGAGTTGCTGCGCTGTAGTGGTCGTTGTCGTTTCAGCCATTAAAACCCCCGAACGGACTAGCCGCCTATTCCTTCGTTCTTAACACAAACATAAAACAATTGACAGCCCATTACTACTGAACTTGCATTACTGATAGGAGGCAAGATGGCCCAGATGGCGCAAAAGCCGTAGCAGGAGAAGCATGGAGTTCAATGTTCGTGCTATCAGCGGCCCACATCAACTCAATGTAATCGCCAGCAACTAGGGAAAAGAAGTCATCTCGGCCTGATGCCATGTGCCCGCCATTGATGTCACTTGTTGACAAGAACGTGCTTGCAGACACATCAGTTCCATTTTTCCTGAACCAAAAATATACAGTTTTTGCGCTGGAGTTATTGGATAGAACTGTGAAGTGGGCTGAGAAATTATAGATGCCAGCTTCCGTTACAACGATCCGAGATGCAGGCGATCCGATTGAAACGCCGTTGTTTTCTTCAGTTGTGTCAAAGGTAATAGCATAGGCCGTATTGGCAGCAGTAGGAGACACGCTAGTAGTCTTCTTAAACTGGCCGTAAAATCCGTTGTAGATCAGCTTGGCTGGTGCATAGATGCCGACATCTTCGCCTTTGACGTATACGTTCTTCGCAAAAGCCTCAATGAGACGATTGCGCTGGTCGTCATAGCTAGGGCTATACGCGCTCGGTGCTGGCGGTAGTTTCAGCCTCATCGACGACCACCGGGAATTGCGTTAAGCCGCTGCGTTCCGACACGCCAATCGGAGTTACCAACTGCCGTTACCTTCATCTGGATTTGTCGGCCGTTAAAGCGGACAGACGTTGGGTTCGTCAAGCTATACGGGCCGAACGTCTGCTCTGCACCATTTGGGTAATAGCGAGAAGAGAAGGTCGCAGTGACTTCGCCTTGGTTGCGTTCGTCCGGGATCATCTCGTTGATATACAAGATGTTGTCGCCCTGTCCAATCTGCACTGGCCCGGTCTCGGCGTACACGCTTTCCGTACCGTGGTTCGTGCCAATCTCTTGGTCGTAAACAATGCCGTCATCGGCTACCATGAGCGGGTTGGAAAACACGCCACGGTCGATCCCGGCAGAACGACCAAGCGTTCCAATCGACCAGTTGTTCTGGGCGTAGTTCCAGATCACATAGCGGTTGTTCTCTTGGCTCGAAGCCGACGGATAGAAGAACCACACCTCGTCGAACTGCGAATTGTTGACGGCATACGCCTTGCTGATCTGCGCTTGGTTGATGTCGGAAAACACATAATCCGACACTTCGCAAGGCACGGCTTTGACGTAGCCATCATACATATAGAAGCCACGCGAACCCATCCAGACAGCGAAGTTATCCTGCACAGCAATCGCGTTTGGCCCAGCAAGACCGCAAGCGCGTCCGGCAAACTCAGATGTATATACAAATGGCTGGCCGACATAGGAAACGATGTGCGCGTCAATATCCGTAAGAACGAGAACCTGACCGCGAACGCGCTTGGCTGTGATGATCTTACCACCCGTCTGCAACTCAAGGCTTCCAGCAAGGTTTGTGGAGGCTGGCGTCCAGATCGTGTTATTTTCAAGGTCAGACCATGCAATCTTGCGCGGGTTGCCAGACGCACCAAGAGCAAACATCGAGCGTTCGTTCGTGACGAGCACGCCCGTGTTAGATGTCGGCGCATTCGTTACGACAGCGGCAACGGTCGGCGTTGTCGTGTCCAACTGCCACTCGTAAATCTTGCCGTCATAGTTTGAGCAGCCAACGAGATATTCGCCCCATGTGTCGAGCGTCCAAGTCGTGGCTGGCGTCACCGAACCAACGTCTGGGCGAGGTGTGCCATAATACCCGGCGCTGTAAAGACCAACGCCATAGCCTCCGCCGACAGACGCATTCGCGTTACCGGGAACGAAGCCAACAGGCGTAATATCCACGATCACGGAAGACTGTGTAATGGCGTAAAGTTTGGAGTGAGTGCCGACGGAGATATAGCGAGTGCTGTTGTTAGAGCGCCACGCAATCATCCCACGGGCTTTACCCGTCAGAGCCGTAGACGTTCGAGCCTGCCAGCCACCAACAGGACGCATCATCCCTTCAACCCAGCGCACAAGGTTCACGTCATACCAGCGGCCGGAACTATCAAGTTCGGTTCCGTTGCGGTAAACACCCGGCGGGATACTGATAGGAATGAGCGCCATTTAACTACCTGTGCGTAAGACTAAGGTTCTTATATCACTTCTTGGGGGTTTTTACAGCCTCTTCCCATGCTTCTATTGTTCGGCGNTGGCGTAAAGCGCAGTCCCCATATTTNGCAATNATNTCNACTTCCCANATNGCNCGNTCNGGATCGGTCAGCGTTGNCGGNGGATTTGGCAGNGGCGGGCAGTTACTTGCTAGGTTCGCTGGCGGCAGCGGCATTGGCACGATTGACACCGCCTTCGAGCAGCCCGACAACACGGGCATCAGGAACACAATCAGCAGGGACAGCAGGAAGAGTTTTGTAAATCTCGCGGATCGTCTGCTTTTCTCCGGCGACCACCACATCGGCTTGATCTCGTTCGGCTTGGTAAAGCGTAGAAACCTCATCTATCTTTCCTTGCATTTGCTGGCGCTGCTTTTCAGCCTTTTCCAAAGCCGCCGAATACGCAGCATCGCACTGCCAGTCTTTGATCTTCCACCCGGCGGTGAGGCCAATAACAAGAGCGCCTGCCGCCACATAGCCCATGATCGGATTAAATGGCAACATTTTGTAAACACCCTTTCATGAGAGCCAGGAATAGAACTTTTTGCTTTTAGCCTTGCGGTCATCAAGCCCGTGCGTTCCACCATTAATGCGCTTGGTCAAGGCAAGGATCGACGCATCATTTACGCCCTGATCGCAGATTGCCCACAGCTTGTTTTTGTCGAAGAACCACAATGCGCTCTCAAAGCATAACTCACCCGACACAAGATCGGGATTGTCCATTACATCTTGTCGTCCGACGTAGGTTGCGAATGCTTGGTAATTTGCTTTGCCAGTAAGTTGGAGAGCGCCACGTCCACGGAACTTCCAGCCATCCCCAGACGCTTCATCACCATTGCCCATGCGGTTTGCATATACCCGATTAGCAATCTTTTTTGGCTGGCGTTCATACGACCGAGCCATTGCATCAGTAGGGAAATATTTTCTAAAAATGCCGCGAAGCCCTTTTGCGCCATAGTTCAGGTTCTCCGAAAATGCTTTGAAGTTTCCACTCTCGTGCGCCGTCTGGGCGAAGAAGTGTGCAGCGCGGCGCGGTGACAGCTTATAGTGCTTCATCGCGGCCTTGAGCGTTCCCGGCCCGAATGCGCCATCAGCAGTTACGCCAATCTTTTTTTGCAGTTCAACAAGGCTCACTTGTCTTTTCCCTTATTCCACAATTCGAATAGCGTCTTGATCTTCTCTTCCGTCACGCCCAGTCGCACATCCATTTTAGCGAGGATGATGGTCAGGGAGATAAATGCGAGAACGATGGGCCAAAGCTGACCGATCAGTTCAACTGTCGAAAGATTCCCCGCCATTACTGCCCCGGATTACGCCAATCAGGAAAGTCGTTTTCGTCAACTACGCCATCGCCGTTGACATCCCAACGCAGATCATGGCGG